AGCGTGTGCTACCTTGCCGGTTGCGGAATCAAGTTTTAAGGTATCGCCTACTTCATACGTAGCTGCGGTTGCGGGTTTTTCTTCGATAATGGGGTAGTTGTTGCCATTGTCATTTTTTACAAATGCAAACATATCTTTTGTTCTCCTTTACTTAAGTTGTTCGTTGTAGAGTTTTTTTCTCTCGGCATACGTTTTATCCGGGAATAACTGTTCCCACATAGCACGTAACTCAAGAGGGATATCAACGGAGTTGTCATTGGTAGCAACACCGTTCATAGGGTTTAAGTGCGCTTTGTTGCGTGTCTGATTGATTGCGCCCTGTCGGATTGCATCTTCTTTTGCAGAAGTCATTTTTCCGAAGTTCACAACCTTGTAGGCATCTGTTAAAGGCACTTCGTTCGTCATCGCATACTGCAATACTTCCGGGGGAACATCCTCAAAAGTTTTGATGTTGGCATCAAACTCACCAAGTTTTGCAACATCCGCATAAATCTGATTCATTGTTTCCTGTTGTTTGGCGTTCTCAAGGAATTGATTAGCCTGTTTAACAAGGGGATTGTTCTGAACCATTGCGTTTATCAACGCTGGGTCGATTCCCTTGTCGCTTAACTCTTTTTCAAGTCTTTGATTTTCTTGCGCATCAATCGCATCAAGGTATTCACGCTCCGAACTAATGGGTTTTCCCGTAATCGGATGGTTGTAGTTTCCGAATCTACGAGCAAACTCCGCATCACGTTCTGCCTGAATCTGTTTGAACTCGGCTTCTGCTCTCCTACGAGCTGCGGCAGCGATGGCATTGACATCAACGGTTGATTCTTCGGGTTCGTCAACTTCGTTTTTTGTTTCCTCTGTTTCGGACTCAACGGAATCACCATCTCCGTCTGTTTCCTCAACTTCCATCGGTTCAGCGACTTCCGATTCTTCTACGCTTGTGTCGATGTCTGCGGAATCCACATCATCGGCAAAAAATTGAAGATTAAGTTTTTTCATATTCAGTTCTCCTTTGGGTTTTCACGCTTCTCCTGCGAATTTTGTGCAAACAAAAAGCACCTACGTTTGTAGATGCTTCATGCTTGATGTCATGGTTACGGGGATGCTCCGTAAGAATCTGGAAATTCTCGGCACTAACGCCACCATGACGATAGGGGGTTACTAAATGGGATTTATTATGACTATTATTCTTCGCTCGGTACGCTCGGTTTGGATTCTTCAACGATTGCTTCAACTTCGCTTTCTTCCTCACCGATTACTTTGTCATAGTTTGAACATTCCTTGTTTCTACAAGAATATTCAAACCGAATGTATAACTTGTTATCCCGGATAACGTAAGTGGATTTACTTATCCTTGCTTCAATACTACATAACGGGCATAGCATTTTCTTCACCACCCATCTCTATCGGCATCTGTGCTTGCGCCATTGCCATTTCTTCTTTCTGTCGTGCAAGTCGTTCTTCAATGTTGCGCTTAATCTCTCCGGCGTTAGGATAACCATTACGCTCTTGTTCAAGCCAATACAGATACATGGTTTCCATATCGCCTAACTGTCCAAACGCACCGCTTTGAAGTTTAAGATCTGCCTGATTCCACATTGCTTCTCTGTTGGTAAGTAATGTAGAAGTCGGGTCAACATCAAAGATAAACTCGTCATTCCAATACCATTCGCCATTGGCATCCTGTTTAAGGAAGTCACGTTTATCAAAGTGTGCAAATTCTAACTCTCCATCCACACCGCTTGATGTGATAGGAATAGGAGCATCTGCATATGCAAGCGTAAACTTAAACATTAACTCGTAAAGTTTTGCGTATGCGCTATTTTTCATAATGCGCTTTGATTCCAAACGTCCGGCAACCTGATTGATTGAATACTGTTTTGCCGTACCTGATAATGCGGACGAATCGTACTTACCCTGAAAGGCATCGGATATACCAAGTGCCGATTTAGCCCAATCATAGTTTTCCTGAATCATCATTCTGTCTTGTGCCGTATCAGCTTGTATCGTGATTACATCAATCAACGCTTTCTGTGCGGGATTTTCAAGACGGATTATCTTAAGTTCTTCGTCTGTTGTTTCAAGTCCTACGTCTTTAGGCAAGGTAACGTAAGAACCGCCTTTAAGAAGTTTCTCATTTGTCTTTGAACCTAACTTCTTAATAGTGTCTTGCTGATCTGCTATAAAGTTGATGTCGTTATATCCAAGAAGCGAACGTCCTTTTGAAATGTTCTTACGAAGAACCAACGGAAATACGTTGGGCTTGTAATAAGGAATCTCAACATCTACTTCCACTTCCTCGATTATTGGCTCTCCCGTCATGGAATTGATGCCAGTTTTTACGTTGTTATATAAACGAATGGTTGACATCTCATCCTTGCGTGTTTCAAACTTCTTTGAACCGCATATAGGGCAAACATCACCCTCTTTAGGTGCGCCACAGTTTGCACAAACCGTAAGATGCCTTGCTTGGTAGTCATCTATGGATTCAAGTTCCACATCGCCACACCAACGATACAATCCAATGCCGTTATCTTCGTTTTTGTAATAAGCGGTAATAACAGTAACAATGTCATCTGTTGCTACGCCCTCACGAAGTTCGGTGTCGGTTTCTTCTTCTTCGCCAACATCCTTGTTGAATCTTCTCTTGATGTATTCCTTTGTCTGCGGTGTGCGGATAAAGTAGTAGTCCATCTTCTCAATCTCGGTTACTCCGGGTTGAGGTATCATCTGACGAGGATGTATGTCTTGAACCTCTAAATCGCCCATAGAGCAATGGTAACCTTTAGTGTTATCCCACTCTACTTGGCTAAATGAACCGCCCTGTACGGGTGTTGTACGCTCTTGCATATCATTGATTTCATCCAGATCCAACAATTTAATCTCGTTCTTGATAAATTCTTCGATGATTTTTGCCTGAGCCATGTCCTCTGCGTGAATAGGAGTTACTTTTGGCTGCGGAACAGACGAATCTACCTGTGATTCAATAAGTTCGTAGACAATATTTCGCACGTTAATGGCTAATTTCTTCGCATCTCCATCCCTTTTGTCATTGGGATTGCCTTTAACCTCTCTCGCACCCTCGTAATACTTTTCATACGTGTCCATAGCGGTTAAATAATCGGAATACTTTGCTTTTGCCGTTTCATAACGCTCTTGCCACTTAAGTAACTTCTTATTCTGTTCGGGATTCTTGATTTTCTGTGCCATCTTTTTCCACCATTTCATAGGATTGGTTCTCCCATATTCTTAACCATAAGGGCTTTTATCTCCTTTGATGCGTTCCGATAGTCCTCAATGTAACTTCTGCGCCACTTTTTACGCTCTGGCTTCGCTTTCTCAGGCGATGTTGTCCACCAAACAGAAAAATAACGCATGGAATCTACATCATGCGTTAAATCGTGGGGTATTTTTGAGTAAACTGTCGGTTTTTTCTTGTCTTTTTGGATTTTCTGCAAGCATCTAATCACATTTGGACAAGTATCTTTAAGGAAAGTTAACCTCGGCTTGCCGTTTTCACGTACCCGAAGCCACTCTTTTAAGGCTACACAACCATCAAACAAGTCATTTGATACCTTGATAAGCGGTATGCCGTTCTCGTTGAAGATGTCGGCACTTGATCTACCCGTTTCTCGTTGTCTATTCCATAAATCGGGCGGTGCTAACCATCCACTTATCACTTCATCTACGCTTATGCTCAATAATACTTGCGCAGCTTTGCTTATCGTAAGATCTGGAGCATCATATTCTCGGTAAACTTGTGCATCTCCGTTCACATCTATCGCTATCCAATGTGCGGATAACATATCAAGTCCGTAGTCAAGTGCTACATATCGCTTTAAATGCCCCGTTAGTTCTTCGTCTGTTTCATGCGTATCTCGTTTTACTTCCGGGAAGAACGCACCACCCGGCACCATGAGTGCTTCTTCTATCGTCGCAGGGTATTCAGCCGTTATTAAATCACCTAATGCCTTGCGTGTTTGCTCATACCACTCATCATCCCTACGTGGATCTACGTACCACGGAATGAATATCTTATTAAACCCGTTGTCAGGGTCGGTAAATATCGTTTCAAACAACGAACCTCGTTCTATTGTCGATAAGCCGATTACCTTACCACCGCCCTTACGGTTGATGGTAGGGAAACCACCTTGCCATATTTCTTCCGCAAATTGCTGGAACGCCCATTCATCAAAAATGATAAGGTTAACAGTAAATGAACGACCCGCTCCCGGACTACTTGCCAATGCTTTAAATACCGATTCCGTGTTATCAGGAAACTTTATTGTTAAGGTAAGTGCTGTTGCTTTGAATACCGCACCATCCCATCCCATAGGCTCATAGTCTTTCTCGGCTATAAGTTCGGGCATATATCTAAAGATTACCGCCAATCTACGTACAAGTTCTTTCGCTTCTTCTTCCGTCTTGGATAAACCGATTACGGATGAACCTCGCTTCGTTAACAGTAAGTGCGCTGCGATATGCAATACCAACCACGAGAAACCTAACTGTCGTGCCTTTAAGATGACATTCCAACGATGCGACATAATGGACTTAAGCGCATCCCTCTGTGCTTGCCACATATTGAACGGTTGCACCAAGTCTACCGCATCCTTATCCTCTATGTGTCCATAGGTATCAATGAAATACTCGATGTTCGTTCCACAATATTCAATTTCCGCTTCTCGGATTGTCTGCTTATCATTCATGCTCTCTCAAAAGGTGGTAATCAAAAAGGAACCCGTTATCGGATTCCCTTTAAGGTTTTATATTTAAGACTATACAAGTAGGGATTTGCACCCTACATATCGTTTCAACCATATCTCGATAGTTTATATGTGTTCCCTCTTACTCAC